TCACTTTGATAATTATCTAAAACTATTGCAGCAATATCTTCTAAATCATCTTCTTCCATTAAATCAGCTAAGTTAGTGTAAAAATCTCCACTAATACTTGCTAATACTTTTGCACTGTCTTCGTTTAAAGCAACTTCAACTTCACCTGTAATTGGATCGACATCCACTGCCATATCTTCTTCTTGTTCTTCATCTATCGTTACTTCAACACCTAAGTTTTGACTTTGTGCCTCAACTGCTTCTTTTGCTTTATCTAAGGGTGTAGAGATATCATCAGGGTTTTTTTCAATAGCCATTTTATTTTGTTACCTTCCAATAGGTTGCCTTGTTTTTTTTATAATTATTATCTTCACTATAATACGGATCGTGGGGATGTTGCAAGTGCCAAGAATCTTTCATATAGTGTATTGCCATGACCATCGTGTCAACTTGATCATCGTGTGCTGCATTTGGAAAACTAATTGCTTCATCAAATAACATTTGTGCCCATGGCTTCTTTGGTAAAAAAATTCTGCCTGCCTCTAATAAAGGAGAAGCTGCATAGGCTCTACTTACTTTATCACGGTCCGGTGAATATTCCAAGATTGGAAGTCCAGCCCTTCGTAAATCTTGTATCAAACTTTGTCCACTTGCTTTCTTTTCTATAATAATTAAATCTGGATCATGTTCTTCAAAACACTCTTGAGCATTACTTCTTAACTCTGGATACTCAAACCGACCTCTCGTGTTACCAAGTAAAATTAAATTACCAATGTTTCTTTCAATACCTTCACTATCGGTTTCAACTGTATTAAAAATACCCCATGTTTGAATGACACTAAAATCTGCTGTTGTTCGTGTAGAAAATGCAGTATCCATTGTTTGTATTACAAAATCACAATTAGGAGGACTGTCTTCATCCCATATTTGAAACCAAGCTTTCTTTAAAATACCACCTTCGTCAGGCACAGGGTTTTGCATGTACAAAGATTCCCAGTATCGTGAACCATTGTGTCTACGTATTTCTGCTTCATCGTTTTGTAATATCTCTTTGGGTTTCCATTCCGGAAAATAAGACTCTCCAATCGGTAATCCTAATAATTTACTACTCTCTTCGTTTACCCATGCAGGAATATTTATGACTTCCCAATTCATTGGATCATCTTTAGCCATATCCGACTGAGCACTTAATAACCAACCACAAATATCATCTTCGTGATATCGAGTGTTAATAATAACAATCGATCCTCCCGGCATTAGTCGTGTTCGTAAACCAGCTGGATACCATTCTTTAATATATCGACGGCCTGCCTCACTAAATGCATCTTCTTCTGACATAACGTCATCTAACAAAGCTACATGTGCACCACGACCTGCAATCTGTGTACGAACACCTGCCGCTACATAAACACCGTTTTTATTGGTTTGCCATTTACCAGCGGCTCTAACGTCTGATCTTAATTTTACATCAAAGATATCTTGATACGTCTGATCACTAACTAAATCTCTTACACCACGACCAAAGTCACTCGCAAGTTGATCACTATGTGATACGGATAGAATTTCATGTTGTGGATGGTTACCTAAATACCAAGCTGGAAATAATTTAGAGCAGACAACAGACTTAGAAGAACGGGGTGGTAGAAAAACCATCAGTCTTTTTATTTTACCTTCTTCAACTGCTTGTAATTTATTACTGATAACTTCTATGTGTCGACCCATTTTAAAATCGGCAACTAGTTTTGGGGCAAACCCTTTAACAAAGCTTAAAAAATTTTGTTTAATGTTTGTATAAGCATGATGCCTTAGTAGGTTTAACTGTTCGTCGTTAATCACGGTTTGCATTATTTTTTAGCTCGGTTCTTCGATCTTTTTACAACTCGTAAATTTTTCTTTGAGTTGTTTTTAGGGTTACCATCTTTATGATCAATATCTTTTTTATCATTCTTTGTAACTTTACCTTTTTTTAGGTACTTACGTCTCATTTTGTTACGGCTGGCTCTGTCCTCTTTTGATTTTTTACTTGATTGAAATTTTTTGTACTCTTTTTTATAATTCCTAGCCATCTTTTTTCTCTTTTTTCCTACGACCACCGTCAATTAATTCAAAACCAGCAAGCTCCGCTAGTTTTTGTATGTCTTTCTTTTTGTCACCCGTTTCAAATCCAGTAGTTTTAACGGTTTGTTCAACTTTATCTACAAACATACCTAGATGTTTTGCAATATGCTCCATTGATTTATTCGCATTTGTGTAATCTTCTTTTATCATAGATGCTTGATGAACTTCTGCAAGTTTTTCTAAGACTCTACTCTTATCCCACACAACTTTACGTATCGCTTCCTCTTGATATTCAGCAATTCGTGCAGCAATCTTCTCATCTTTTAATAAATGTCTTGCTCGAGCCCTAGTTCTCGCTTCTGTAGTGTCTAAATTGTAGCCGGCAACGGTATATGCCTTTACTTCATCACCATGTCCTGAAAATTCCATACAAAATTTCTCTTGCATTGCTGTTAGTCCACGAAATAAAGGTATTTTTCTATCGGTTTTAACTGGTTCTTCTAACATCTGTTTATTATACTCCTCCGGGTTGGTTTTAGAAAGTCTTTTAAGCCGTCTTTGACGTAATTCTTGTCGTATGTCTTTTAATTGCTCTCCTCCATTGTATTTTCTAGAGGCTCTTACGGTCTGATACCTGTGTATTAGCTCCTTCTCCGTCATTTTTCCATATAAAATGTGTGTTTTTGGTTTTGTCATAGATTGTTCTCCGTGGTTTTAAAGTGAAAGGGGAAGTAATAACCCACAAAAGCTTCCCCTTTCGAGTTCCGGGATCACTTAGCCGTAGGAGACGAAGCCTATTCCTAGTCTTTCATAGGTCACTAGGTAGATTCAACCGGTGCATTAAATATAAACGGTTTATTGACATGATGCAAGTGTTTGTTTATTATTGGAAAATGGATGTAGATAAATTTTTATATACTCCTATGGTTGTTCTTGACCATAGAGTTATGGAATACGATTTTTGTTTAGACAATGTACAAAATAAAAATGGCTACTATTTAGAATTTGGTGTCTTTGAAGGTAAGTCGATAAACTATATGGCTCACCGTAAACCACAAATTACATTTCATGGTTTTGATAGTTTTGATGGGTTGCCCGAACAATGGTTTATGGGTCACAAAGTTATTGAGAAAGGTTTCTTTAGTTTAAAAGAATTACCGAATGTACGAAATAACGTAAATTTATATGAGGGGTGGTTTACTGAAACCATACCCGGATGGAAGAAAAACCATCGTGGTCATATTTCTTTTATTAATATTGATTGTGATTTGTATAGTTCTACAAAAACAATCTTTGATGAACTGAATGATCAAATTGTAACTGGCACGTTAATTCGGTTTGATGATTTGTTAACTTCACCGATTGCTCATTATCCTAATTGGCAAGAAGGTGAATGGAAAGCTTTAGTTGAATGGTGTAAAAAATATAACAGAATTGTTAAACCTTTAGCTCGTTCTTGGAAACAAGGATGCACCGTAATCGTGGAGAAATAAAATGGTAGAAAGAATTATGGATCCGAACAATATTCGTGGTGATCATTTAAACCGATATAACTTTGCCTGTAAAACCATAAAGAGTGCTTCGAATATTTTAGATATAGGATGTGGTATTGGGTATGGCTCTGTAGTCATGCACAATCTTTTAGATGCACAGATTGATTGTATCGACAAATCAGCAGAAGCCTATGAAGTTTTTCAAGAGGCCTACAACTTCACAGCTCCTTGCATTGACTACATCGTTTCCGATTTTACTAAGCTCGACAAGAACCGACTCAAGAAAAGTTACGATGCTGTTGTGTCGTTTGAGTTTATCGAACACATACCACCAAAGCTNGTTCCAAAAGTATTTGAGTTAGCTGCCGAGAAATCAAACACGTTCATCTGTAGTTCACCNAANGAATGGGTACGACCACACAAACAACCACCAGTTAATGAGTTTCACTTTAAACATTATGATCCCGATGAGTTCTCAGACTTTGCATGTGATGCTGGGTTTACAGATTTAGAGTATTTTTGTCAAACTCGTGGGGATTACGGCGAGGTCCGACCCGGACAAGACGGTAAGTTTATGATTGGTGTTTTTCGTAAGTAGATGGGTACCCTAGAAATAAAACAAAGGGGCCTATTTTGAAAAAGCTGATAATTTTACGTGTGGTGTAGATACTATACATCCCAGGCATAACGGCTGTTTTTTCCTCCCCCCCTCATTAAATACGAACCCCCCCCTCCAATTTAGAATGATTCTAAGTTTCATTCTTATCTATCTAATTTAGAATGATTCTAAACTGAGCTTCTGCCGTCCCAGGATTGTACATTTTTTTTGTGTAGTTTAATTTATTGTACATTTTTAATATGTAGTATGAGCTAGAATGTACAGTTTGTTAATGTAGATTAATAAAAAATAATTATAAATTCATATTAAAATACTTTCTTATCAATCATTTAATAAAAAGATCATATATATTTTGTTTTTCTTTTAGATGACAGTTGAATCAATACTGTATTTAAAAACCTTAATAAAACCTATTTAATAATATTTTCAAATATTTAAATTAAAAATAATATATTAACTCTTGAACTAAAGATTAAATGATTATAAAATAAAATAGTTAGTAATATTTAAAAAAAAATGGAGTTAATCAATTATGGAATTTAAAAACAAAAAAGAACTAAAAAAAGAACTAAATGAAATTATAGAATTAGCTTGTTCATTAGATGAAAAAATCGGTGATATGGTTTCAATAATTTGTGATGAAATAGATCATGATACAATTCATGAACTAGAAGATGAATTCGAAGATTCAGAATTTTCACATTGTGTTGCAAATTATCAATATGATTTTACATCAAAGTTAATGAAAATTTTAGAAAAAATATAACCCCTAAAAAACGGAGTCTAAAAAAATGAAAAACAAAATATCAATTAAAGATCAAATTTTCAATAGTGTTGCAGATACTTTAGAAATTCAATTAAAAAAACATGGTTTGGAATGGTCAAAAAATTGGGTTGAAAATTCAACAACTCAAGATTTAAATATAATTTCTAATAAACCTTATAATGGTTTTAATACATTTTTGTTATTTGGTTCAAGAATGCAGAATCAATTTAAACACCCTTTATGGTTAACTTTTAATCAAGCAAAAAATTTAGGGTTTAGGATTTTAGCAAATAGTAAATCTACAATAATTGGATATTATGAACTTAAGGAACAACCTTATAATGAATCAAAACATAAAAAGTATAAAACTGTTTCAAATACTTATTTAAAAAATGGGGTTTTATATATTAAGTTATTTAATCAGAAAAAAAGTAATGTTTTTAATATTGAACAAACAACCATAATGAATGATAAAAAAACTTTGGATAAATATATAAATAAATTTATTAAAAAAGAAAAAGAGCCATTAATAAATACAGATCAAGATTATTCAGAAATTCAAAATATTATTTATAATCTTGCCGTTGTAAATCATGAAAAAAGTGGAGGGTGTTTTTACTCACCATTACATGATAAAATTACAATGATTGAAAAAAATCAATTCAATTCAAATTCAGATTATACATCAGTTTTATTTC